GTGGCCAGCGCCATGGCGACCCAGAGCCGCTGGCGCAAGACCTACTTTTCAACGCCATCGAGCAAGGTTCACGAAGCGTACCGGTTCTGGACGGGGGATCGCTGGAAGGGCCAGCGCCCGAGCCGGGTGGCCATCGATTTCCCTGGTGAAGATGATCTGCGCGACGGCGGCCGCATCTGCCCTGATCGGCAGTGGCGTTACGTCATCACCATCGAGGATGCCATTCGCCTTGGTTGCAACCTCATCGACATCGAGGAGCTCAAGGACGAGTACCCCGAAGAGGTGTTCGATCGCCTCTACATGTGCCGGTTTATCGATGATGCCCTGTCGGTGTTCAAGTTCCAGGATATGGAGCGGGCAGGGGTGGACCCGAGTCGGTGGGAGGACTACAAGCCCGGGCGGCCTGACCCGTTCGGGCGGCGTGAGGTGTGGATGGGCTACGACCCGAGCCGCACCCGCGACAACGCCACCCTTGTGGTGGTTGCCCCGCCCATGGTCGCCGGTGAGCGGTTCCGTGTGTTGGAGAAGCACTACTGGCGCGGGCTCAACTTCCAGTTTCAGGCGCAGGAGATCGAGCGCATTGCCAAGAAGTTCCGGGTCACTTATCTCGGGGTCGATGTCTCCGGCATTGGCTCTGGGGTCTATGACCTGTTGAAACCTGAGTTTAAAGGGGTGTGCCACCCCATCAACTACAGCATCGAGAGCAAATCGCGGCTGGTACTCAAGATGATCGATGTGGTGGAGGCGAACCGCATCGAGTGGGACGGCTCGGATCGGGATATCCCTCTGGCGTTCCTCGCCATCAAGCGCAGCACCACCGGCGGCGGCCAGATGACGTTCCGTGCCGCTCGGGACAATGTGACCGGACACGCTGACGTGTTTTTTGCCATCGCCCACGCCGTGGCCAACGAGCCGCTCGATACCAACCGCAAACGTAAATCCACCTGGGTAACCAGCCAGCAGAAGAAGGCAGCATGACCAAACGACAAAAACCGGGCCAGCAGGTGGCCACCTCATCCCCTCGGCCATCTGTGATGTTCAGCACGGCGGAGGCCATCGACCCCACGGCCTGGATGACCGATTACACCGGGGTGTTCTTCAATCCCTATGGGGAATATTACCAGCCGCCCATCGACCGCAAGGGGCTGGCCAAGGTGGCGCGGGCCAACGCTCACCACGGGGCGATCCTGATGGCGCGCCGCAATATGGTGGCGGGTCGCTTCACCACCCAGCGCAATGTCATCACCGCCTATGTGCACAACTACGTGCAATTCGGTGACGGTGGCCTGCTCAAGCTGCGCAATGGCTTTGGCCAGGTGGTGGGGCTGCATCCTCTTTCCAGCGTCTATCTGCGCCGCCGGGCTGACGGGTGCTTTGTCTATCTGCAGCAGGGCAAGCCTAACCTGGTTTATCGGCCCGAGGATGTGATTTGGCTGATGTGATTTGGCTGGCCCAGTATGACCCAGAGCAGCAGGTCTATGGCATGCCCGACTATCTGGGCGGCTTGCAGTCGGCCCTGCTCAACCAGGATGCGACCCTGTTCCGCCGCAAATACTTCCTCAACGGCGCCCATATGGGGTTCATCTTCTACACCACCGACCCGAACATGGACGATGAAACCGAGGAGGAGATGAAGCAGATGATCGCCAACTCCAAGGGGGTTGGTAACTTCCGCTCGATGTTCGTGAACATCCCTGAAGGCAAGCCGGACGGCATCAAGCTGATCCCGGTGGGGGATATCGCGACCAAAGACGAGTTCGCAGCCATCAAGGGGATCACCGCCCAGGATGTGCTGACGGCTCACCGTTACCCGCCCGCCCTTGCCGGTATCATTCCGACCAATGGCGGCGGCGGCTTGGGTGACCCCGATAAGTATGACGCTACCTATGCCCGCAACGAGGTTCTGCCACTGTGCGAACTGATCAAGGACTCGATCAACAGTGCCGGGCTGCCCCGCGCGCTGTGGGTCGATTTTCGGGAAACTATCGGGTCAGCTGTATAAATAAACAGTGCTCTATGGCATAATATCTCGTTGATTTATAAGAGAAAGGGGGATGTGATGCGGGTGTATTGCAAAGAGTGTGGCCAACGTGGTCGCATTACCAAGACCAACAAGCTCAGCCCTGATGTTTCTGACCTTTATTGTCAGTGCACAGATGCAGAGTGCGGCCACACATGGGTTGCGTGTCTCTCTTATTCGCATCCCCTGAGCCCTTCATCGAGAACGGCGAGCCAGCTGGTATTGAACCTGGTTGGTTCACTCACGCCAGAGGGGCGGCAAATGGTACTGAACGGATTGAGGGCGCAATAGCGCTAAGATGTGAGAAGGGGCCCAAGTCGGGCCCCTTCCAATTACATCATCCGATCAACTTCAAGTCCGCTTTGCGGCGTTCTTTAAGAGAATCATAGAAGTTCTCATGGGGACCGACGCTCAATAGGTAGAGCTGCAGCTCCGCGTCTTTCCAAGAGTAGCCAAGCAGTACTAGTTGTCCCTTGAGCTTGAATTTGTGCACCCGCAGGTACGACAAATCCCCCTTCTTTTGTTCGCCGATCTCGGGGTCGTCAATGACCCGCTCGATTTCGTCTTCCACTACTTTCAGGTCTTTCGCAGGAAGCTTTTTGAGTTGCTTGGTGAACAGGCTTGACTCAAAAACCTCAATCTCGTTTTGTTCTTCTGACATAGCGGGTTACTTGCCCTTCTTTGACTTGTTCTGCTGCGAGCATCACATCTTTGATGAAGCTGAAAGGCAGGTCCGGGTTGTCTTCGACCATGCGACCGATCTTGGACCAGTACTCAATTTGCTTCGGCAAGGATCGATGGGCAGCAGACGCGTGGATCTTCACATCGGCGATGAATTCATCGTCTAAGCGTACTGTCTGAGCCATGTGTATTGCCTTTTGTGCTTTGGGTGGAGTGCACAATGAGTATATGTCACACGCCAACAAACGCAACAAATTGTTGCTTTTTGCTGCCTGTCAGAGCTGCCGCGCTTCGCTTGCCGGCCACAAAAAACGGTGTGACAGACTGCGCTAGTCACGCCGTTTTTTGCAGCTGTTATCTATCAACTAATCGCCTTGGTTACTTGAGCTCCGGCGTTTTGCATCTGCATTGCATCTCGGATGCAGTCATGGAGGGAGTTGTGGGAAACGAACCAATCCGGTTTCTGCCAATCGTCCAGGTAACCTTTGGTGCCACCGGACAGCGCATCGATGTAGGTCCGCACATCGCGTACCTCATTGAAACGCCATGGTACCGGCAGGCTGAAGTCTTCGAACAGGGTGGCCAAGATGGGGGGATCAAAGTCGGTACCACGGGCAAAGAGCTGAGCGCCCTGGATAAACCCGGAGAAGAGGATGAGAGCTTCGCGCACGGACACTGAGCTGCCGTTGATGATGCTATCACGGGCTTCCTGGCTTCGGCCGTTCCACCACTTCACCGTGCCAGGGTCGACAGTGCGGCCGGCCAGCAGCTGCTGGGTCACATTGAGTTTGAGGTGCAGCGTGGTTTCGCCATCCACGAAGGGGACGCCACTATCGAACATGAGGCCGAGCTCTTTGAGCCCTTGCGCATTCCTATCAAAGCGAACGGCGGACAGGGTGAGCACCAGGGCTCGCTTGTCCGTGGCCAGTGTTTCGGTATCCACCACAACGGTATTGCCGTCGCGTTGTTGGGCTATGTTATCAGTCATCTTGTTTCCTCTCTGGTTATTGGGGTTCGAGTGACAGCAGCCGATCAGCCACGAATGCGACGGTGTCGCCGCCGTTTGGTGTCATGGCATCGGCTTTGGCCATCAGGTGAGTGAGTAGCACTTCTCGATGCTCTGGGCGAACGTCGGCCAAGCGTGTCCTGGTCGCCTCGGCAATGAGGTGGTGTACATCTGGTCTGCGTACAGGAGAGCGCTGGCCATCAGCTGGCAGCCCGAAGAACTCGGCATTACTGCTCGCCTCCTGGCGACGCTCGACTGGTGGCAGTGGCCATGTACGCAGATCAACCTTATCGCGTAGGCGGTCAAGCTGAGTGCTGGCGGCCTCGGCGTCCCCATCACCCAAGGCATCCAGCAGCGCCAGGGCATCATCAGCGCCGGCGGCCGTCATGCTAGCCAGCCAAGCTGCTGGATCCCCGGACTGGGCCAGTAGGCCCCGCACATCTTTGAGCTCCGCCAGGCGTTTTTCCTCTCTGCGTCTGGCTTCGGCTTCAATTTGATACGGTGATAGCTGGTTTGGAGATTCGAACGGATGATGCTCGGTCACTTTCAACTCACCATCCCGGATGCAAACTGACCGGTCTCCCGTCCTGACAATCAACCCGCTCCGGATCATGGTCACCTCTTCACCACTTAGCCCCAAATGGAATACATTCTTATCGCTCAATGGATCCTCTTTAGATCCTCCGTGATCGTCCCGTACAGTTGTTGCCAGAGCTCCAAGGGGGAAAACCCCTTCGCTGCGCTCGGTACCCACTAACTCGCTGCGCTCGTCCACAGACCCAAACCCGCAGCCCTGGGCCTTGGTGGTGTTCTGTGAACCACATTTGCGCAGCACCCATTCCCCCACACGGGTTTGCTGGATGAGGCCGTCAGCGGCCCGCACACCCACAAGCTTGGTTTGTGGTTCGCCGTACTGATTGGGTTCGGCAAAAGCGGTGCGGTGGATACTCAAGGGGCGTTCATCGCGCCGGCAGCAGGGGCCGCCCATGGCTTGGGTAAAGTTCTTCCAGTCCACCGCGTCGGCATAGCGCCGGCACTCTTCCATGATGGGGCTGGCCAGCGGGGCCACGACGATCCCCTTGGCTTCTTGCAGGCGGCCAGGCAGACGGCGCAACTCGCGCCAGATCCCGACCGGCGGCCCTTTCAGTGGTTGGAACTGGCGTAGGCCCCAGAGCGATGCCCAGGCCCGCACTCGGCGGGCGCCTTCGGTGGCTGCTGTCTCGGCTTCCAAGTCGCCTTCGTCGCCGACCCGGTGTCCATCGATATTTTTCGCGATATATTTGACGATGTAGCCGACAGCACCGCCCTTCTCCTTGTCCATCACCTTCCAGTCAAAGCGTGGAGTGATATCGCTATAGGGTTGTTTGCTGTCTGGGTGGCGTTTGCGCACCAGATCGCCTTTGTCATGGCTCAGGGCGTAGCGCTGCAGGATGCCGATGAGACGGTGCTGGTGCTCTGGTTTTACCCATATGAGCAAGTGCCAGTGCGGGGTACCGTCGTGATGGGGCTCGACCACCCGAAAGCCAAAATAGTCGATGGGATCATCAAGTCGGTACCGCTTGAAAGAGTCCCAAACCCCACCAAGGCGCCACTTAGCAGCGCCATCAATGTTAGGCCGCAGAGCTCTGAATCCTCGGCAGTGAAGAGGCGTTGGCAGGCCTGGCAACCCTGGCACCATGGATATGTTGCGATCCAATGCTGCTCGGCAGCGCTTCCACAGCTCGCTGATGTAGTGTTGTGCGTCGCGGGGGGATGACCCGTCATGTTTGGGGTTTTCTTCTGTGCTGTCTGGCCCGCCGGACTGGGATGATCTGACCGTCTTCCATGGGTGGAAGCGGCTCGGCGCCGTCCAGGTGAAGAACAGCCCCACATAACCCATTTCGTCAGCCACGTCAGAGAAACCACGCGCCCTGACAATCAACTCATGGCGGCGGTTCGTAGGGTTGGCGATGGAGGCTTTTACCGCATCCTCCAGACTGATGATGATGTCGTCCTGGGCGTTATAGGCTTCCATATCCTTGAGCCAAGCGGCCGCCATGCGCTGTCGCTCGATAAAGCTTTGCAGGCCCTGGCTGGAGACGTAGGCAGAAACCCCCTTGCGCACTTTTCCGAGCAGGATGGCGCAGTGCTCGCAATACTGGTCCCAGATCTTGCGCAGGCGTCTTGCCCACCATTTGGGGTCGAGCCAGCGGATAAGGTGATGAGCGATGAAGGTGTCGCGGCTTTCAGCCGTTCTGAATCTCGGCAAGCGGGGCAGCATGCCCCAAGTGGCCAGCGGTTGACGGCACGCCTTCCACAAGCGGATTGCCGGCACCTGCTCGGCGCCGAAATCGGTGATGGCATTAAACAGCCTGGTTACCCGCTCGGCGTAGTTGACGGCCAGGCGCTCGCGGCTTTCTTTGGTGCGCAACGCATCGATCGGCTCGGGGATGACGTTCTGCACTTGGCGCAGGGTGGTGATGCGGCTTGATAGCCAGCGGTTGGCGTCATAGCAAATGGCCACCCCCTTGAGCAAATCCGGTGCGCGGCGGACGCAGTAACCGACAAACAGCTCAGCGATCAAGTCACCTGGAAGCTGTACCCCTGGCCCGCCATTCTCGCGAGGGATCGGCCGCTCCAGCAGGTCAAGCGCCCAGTCCAGAGCATAAGCGCCCGGGATGCCGACAAAATAGCTCTTGATGGCCTTAACTCGGGTATCAATATCACCGCCAGCAAGTTCCCTGCGCTGAGCCGCTGGCAGGCGTGATGCTTCGAGTGGGCAGAGAGATACACGACGACAAGCCATGATGCGGCGCGCCATGGCTTTGGTAGATGCAGCCAATTTCCAGGCAGCTGGCTGCCTGGGTTGTATCGGCTTGGCTTCGAACAGTTCGGGGTGGAGCGACATTAGAACGGCAGGGGCTCTTCACAACGCAGATTGGCTAGCTCTAGCTCTGGTCGACGAACGTTGAAGACAGAGACGCTGTAAAGGTGCCTATAGATGCTGCATCTTTGCCGCAGAAGGATACAGGCGTAGTCCCGACGATGGCCGCTTGCGAGGGCTGCTCTGAGCTGTTGTCGGCATTGGTTCAGTGCGGCCAGATCTATCTGAGCTGTTGCATTCCATGCTGCAATTTCTGCAACCAACTGCGCTTCCCGCTCATAGAAATCAGGGGTATTTTTCACTTGTGTGACCTTCATCAGAGTGGCAATGGGTTTGATGCTCATGGTTGATGTCTGCTCAAAAATTGGTTGAGCGTCGTCAGGCCAGTTCTTCGTGCCTTGATCACCATGGTGGTGTGAGCACATATCCGGCGTGCTGCTGCACATTGACGAAGGGTGAATGCGATAGTGGCCCGTGGCCGTGGCGAGATCTGGCGGCACTCGATGAGGTGACGTTGATACCCGCGCAGGCGCGCACTAGCACCTCGCAGGTCTTCCCACCACCAACTCAAGTTTCGTTCCATGTCGGATATCAGGTGCTGGCTCATAAGATCACCTCGCCTAGCCCATGCAGGGGGGCACACTCTTTCCACCAGTCGCCGATCTCGGTGGCAAGCGCGGCATCCCCTTGGCCAATCGCTGCCCAATAGATGGCACGGATCGATCCCAGGGCTAAGAGCTCGTTGCTCTCCGATAGCCCCGGAGTAAGGTAGTCCGCTCGGTAGCCCAACCAGTGCACCCACAACCCGCTTTTCTGCTGGTCTGGCTGACTAACGTCGGTGTCTTCATCGTCTCCACTGTCATCATCGAGTAGCGCATCCGGGCTGCTGGTAACAACCAGCTGGATCTGGATTTGCTGCGGGCCAGACTGGACGCATCCCATACATACGCGGTTGTCATCAGCGCGGGCAGCGAACATGTCGGCCAGCAGTCCCTCGATCAGCCTTGGTGCCTGGCGGGCGATCTTGATTGCGTCGCTCATGATGTTTGCTCCCCTTGCTTGGCTGGCATCGTGGCAAGCAGGGCATGGATCGCATTGATAGATGCGGCTCTGTCTGCATCTGTTATATCTATGGTCCTCATGATTGCTTCCATCTGGCGCAATTCTGCTTCGGTGTCAGCACCGATAAGGCCCGCCAGCGCAGAGCGCAGCATGGCGATATCTTTGATAGCGGTGGCTAATTCTTGAGTACTCATGGTGCTATCTCCTGTTCCTGCTCACGGCGGTGTTGTATCGCTCGTGGGTCATCAGCTGAAATTCCCGGGATTTCAGTGGCCGAAACAGTCGGTACCGCAATCCCACGTCGATCACATCCGCTCGGCAGTGTGTAAGCCGGCGCGGGCGCTGGCTGTTTAACAAGCTGGCCGCCTTTTCCTGGATCGCTGCCGGTATCCGGCCAATGCATCTGAATCCGTCCATCGCATTCCCCTGGTTGTGTTATCGATGAGCCCCCACGCATAGAGGCTCAGCGATAAGGCCGGCGAACCGGCCAGGTGTTATGACTTCTTGTTGCACATCAGTGGCCACAAGATGGCAATGGCGACCCCGACCAACAGGCCATCAGCAGCCATCGACAGCAGGCGCGAGCTGAAATCGACACCGACTGACAGCAGCATGAAAGCCCCAGCCAGCGGCCAGCGCAGGCTAGACATAGTCAGCCAGGCGCAAGCCCAGGGTGTTGGCTACTACATCGAGCTCCTTTTGCTCTTGTGGTTCGATTTCCCCGTCAGCCTCGGCGATGGTCAGCATGGATACCAACACGTCTTCTGCCTCGGCACGGTTGCCTTTGACGTCGCCAATCTCACGCAGGATCTCGAGGCGAGCCACGCGGTAGCCGGCATGCAGGCGCTCGGTGAAGCGGTTCATGGTGTCGGTAACTTCATGACCGAACCCTTCCAGCGCTTTGGAGGTACGCAGCAGGGATTCGATGGTCTTGAGCTCTGCCTCTTCACATTCGCCATCAGCGAAGGCGATCAGCATGCAGCCGCCGACAACGGCCTCCATCAGGTCGCGGTTTTCCAGCTTCTTGAGCTCGGTGCGAGCGGCGGTGGCTTTCTTGCCAAACATTTTTCCAAGTCCAAACATGTGACGTTCCTTATGGGTTGAGTTTGCTGACGTCGTCAGCGGTGAGCATGAGCTGAGGCGGATTGGTGCCGGTCATCAGCCAGGTGGAAAATTCGTTGAGCTCGCCATGGGCGGAGATCAGCAGGAGCAGGCCACCACCGATCTCGCGATAACCGAGCTCGTAGTTTTTGAGCGTTGTGGGCGGGATACCCAGTTTCTCTGCGAACTTGGGGCGGCTTAGCCCCAATGCTTCACGCAACTTGCGCAGGCGGCGGCGAGCTTCATGGTTGAGGTGACCCATGGACGGCAGATTGATAGGTTGCATGGTTAGGCTCCTTGATGGGCATTGAGACGATTGATGTGACCAAACAGAGAAGCCCAGACCAGGGCGTTAGCGCGCTGGCTCAGGATCGTCAGGTCGCTTTCCGAGTAGCGGGCGGCATATGGGCCAGCAATACGGCTGTTCTGGATCTTGCGGTTGCGCAGCGCGCAGGGGATTGCTAGAGTTGTCATGTCGACTTCCCTTCCTAGAGTTGTTGATAAAGAGCCCCGTTAGGCGATTGCAGCGCCGTTGACCGGGGTTTTTTCTTGCCCGCAATTTGCGGTTTGTGGGTTGTTGACCAGTGTCATCAACAGTCCCTTGCTCTGTGCCAGCCGTTCGGCTGATCTGCTTACCTCTTGTTTTTCTTCTGGCGGTGGTATCAAACCGGAGCGCCATTCTTCGAGGGTGACCGCGCCGTGAAACAGGTGTTGGTATCCGAGACGACGCATGGCCAAGCAAAGCGATTCTCTATCGCGCTCTCCGAGTGGAAACTCAGGTTTAGCCAGCGAGATGGGCAACTTGGCGTTGTAACAAATGGCCTCACGCTGATCTTGGTTGAGTGCCCCCCAATACTTCGCAACCCTGCAATTGGCGTGGTAAATCGCCTGACGCATTTCTGCCAGCGCTCTCTCGGCTGCACTCGCTTGTAACGTGTTCATCATTTCCTCTCTTCACATCGCTAGTGCCGCAAGGGGCGACACCACTTGAAAGCGCTGCTCTACGTCATTGATCAGCAGTGCAACCGAGCCCATCGCGGCAGTAGCGATGCTCATGAACGTGCGGTGCTCGTGGCTGGTGATTCGGCCGCGTTCTGTTAGCTCCAGGGTGTGCAGACCGATGTTTGCTATCTGGGAATTCAGGTTGATCACCTGATGGGTCAGAGACGGGGCGAGCTCCCCTTTTGGAATGGCGACAGCCGTCAGGCCACAGCAGAGCAGGGCGCCATCAAACAGGGTTTCGTCTCTGGTGGCGTGGTAGAGGGAGATCATTTCAGCCACTGTCAGTTCGTGCTCCTGTTCAGGGTTGAGCTTGTTGCTCAAGGTCTGCGGGTGCTTCATGCCGATGGTTCGGCCAAGGTCAGCAACCTTCCCTCTGTTGTTATCCGCAAATAGCTGGCAGGCCTGGTGCCAGTTCAGATGTATGTCATGGCGTTCAACAAACATGACCAACTCCTTTTGACTCAATAATCTGGGTTCAGCTGGCAACCGTCATGGTCACGAAACGTTCGGCCTGATAGCGAGCTTGCAGATAGAGGGCATAGAGATTGACGCGGCGATGACCGCGACGGCCATCTTGCAAGACGGGGAGCTGACCACGGTCGGCACGTTTTCGGATGGTGTTGACCTTCTCGCCCTGACGCTGGGCGTAGTCGGCCAGGCTTTCACTGATGCGGTCGCCGAATGGATAGTCGCTCGGTAACTCACTGACATCGCTGGGAATATGGATGCGTTTGGATTTAGAGGCCATTGTGGTACCCTCTGGTTGTTTGTGTGTTTTGTGGTGCTGTGTGGTAGTTGGTAGCTACCATATAGCGAGAATATATTGCACGAATGTGCAATCAGGCAAGAGAAATTTGAATGATTGTGCAAGTTGGTTTGCGGTTAGAAGAAGAAAGAAAGCGGTTGGGCTTTACGCAGGACCAGATGGCAGGTTTGGGTGGTGTGGCAAAACGCACCTACTGTAATTACGAAGCAGGTATTCGTGAGCCAGGTGCTGGGCTGTTTTCTGGTTTGGGAAAAATAGGCGCCGATGTTCAATACATCATCACAGGCCAGCGTTCGACCCAGGCTCTTAGCCAGGATGAAGAACGGCTGATTTCGTTGTTCCGAGCCGCTCCATTAGCGGTGAAAGCTGCAACGATGGCTGGATTGGCCGCTGGCGGCGCTCCTATAGCCAGTAGCGTAACCAACACTAATAACGGCGATGGTGCCCAACAGAACTTCGTCAACTCGCAAGTTGGTCATGTCACCACAGGTGATGTCACAATCGGTCGGGGCAAGAAAAAGCCGTGACACACTGCGTGAATAAATAATAAAAACAGCAATATGGGGTATTAGGTATGGCATTTGATTTCAAGAGAGCACCGGCAACCGAACGTAGTGCCGAATATAAAAGAATGGCCAAAGAAATCGGCGACGATCAGTTTTTCACCAAGAAAGAACTTGATCATTTACCTGATATTCTTCTCGACGGCGAATGTGTTTTGGCGTTTACATCTGGAATGATGGACGGCAATACGTGGTTGATTGCCCTGACAGACAAGCGAGTCATCTTCCTCGATAAAGGAATGATTTATGGTCTAAAGCAGGTCGTCATCGATCTTGATAAAATCAATGCTGTCTCTGGTGAGACTGGCCTATTACTTGGCAGTATCAGCATCCAAGATGGCGCTACGACTCACACCATCAAGAATGTGCCGAAAAAGGCGGTAGTTAATTTCACCAACAAAGTACGTGATGCTATCGAGACACGAAAAAGGGGCCAAGTCGTTCATCTAGCAAACCAGCAATCCTCAGTGGATATCGATGTCATTTCGCAACTTGAGCGGCTGGCTGCACTCAAGGAAAAAGGCGTTCTGACACAGGAAGAGTTTGATCAGCATAAAGCAAAGCTGACTCAGACAAATTCCGATACGGCTCCTGTTTTTAACGTTGCCCCAGAACCTGTCATACAAACCAGCCATGTGGTTAAAGGTGCGACCAACCAAACTAACGAAATGCCAAGGCGAGTGGGCATTCCACTTGGTATTGGTATCGTATTCATGCCGTTGATTTTTTCTTGGTTAACTTTGCGCAAGGGCTACACAACGATAGCTCGTGTAATGGCATTGGGTTGGCTAGCGTTAACCTTGATTGTTGCGTTCTCCGGTGGGTCAGATACCCAACCAAACACAGCGGGATCTCCGCCATTAACCTCTGTTGAAAACTTACCCAGCACACAGGCTATTGATCCCATAGTTAAATCCTCAAAATGGTATGAGGGTGGAACGTTGCACAAGGCTAATGCTCTGCAATGGCAGAAAGCAGAAAAGGCCGACAAAATAGCCACCTGTGCAGACTTGATAGCAACATTACACGCCAATAACTCATTCAAATCTGAGTTACAGCAATCCATCAGGAATGTTGACGATGTAAAACCATGGGCTGAAGAGCTAACTAAAGCACTAGACGAGGCGTTTAAGGTAAACCCAGACCCTAAAACCAATGAGTCGTTATTTATAAACCAAAAAGTTTCTGACACCGCTGTATTGCTTATGACGGTGACAGGATGGCTGAAGTAATTTGCGGCTGGGTATGAATAAGCTATGACCGATCGGCAGGCCAGCAACGTGCACCAGATTTTCCAATGCCCGGTTGAGAATGTCGCTGGGCGGGATGTAAATATCACCCACGAGCTGGGAGGGCGCCCTCTGACGAGGAGGGAGCGGCTCGATCTCAATGCACTGGTTGAGCGGTTGATCCAGGAGTTTGGTCAAGAAAGAAAGCAGCCTTGGCAGTTTCTGCATCGAACGATCGGCGTTAACAAGATCGGGGAGATGCGGCTCGAGCATCTGAAACCGGCCCAGACAGTTTTAGAGCTGATGCTGGAGCGGGCTGAGCTTGCGAGACAGGTGTCATTAGCGCAAGCCAATACTTCCCAGCAATGCGCTTTGGAAATCGAGTGTTCACGACTTAAGTCTCTAGTCCTGCACGAGCGGTCACTGAATGAAAACAATGTCCGTGAGTTGGCACTGTATCGGCAACAACTGGATTTGGCGTGTCAGCAGCGCGACATAGCTACTCAAGAACAGACAAAGTTACAGAATTGGGCTGCCCTGCAAAAATCTGAACAAGCACAGCAGGCAATGCCCCCGCGAAATGGCTGGTCTTGGAAAGTTGCTATTTCCTGGATGATAGGGGCGCTGTTGGCTGGTGTCGGGGTATTGGTATATCAGCCAGCGTTTCAAGCTGATCTGCATGCCGAACAGAACAAGGCCGCTATGCTCAAACACAAGGATATCTGCCTGTTCAACGGGCAGCCCTTCAGCTGGGGCACCCGAATTAAGACGGCTACAGGTATGCAAAAGTGCGTGAAGAGTCGTACTGGTCAATACCTATGGCAGCCAGATAAGTAGAGGATCTGGTTGCTGGTATCGCATGTTGTGTAATGCGTCCGACTGGGCGTATTTTTTCGCCAATTAAAGTCATGACCCTATGAGCATTAAATCTACCCCAGAAGGTTATCTGGTCGATATCCGCCCGCAAGGTCGTGACGGCAAGCGGATCCGCAAGCGCTTTAAGACCAAGTCTGAGGCCCAGCAGTACGAACGTTGGATTATCGCCACCGAGCATAATAAGGGGTGGGTTGATCGCCCGGCAGACAACCGGCCGCTCTCTGAGCTCATCGAACTCTGGTGGCGTTACCATGGTCAGACCCTGAAAGCAGGGGAGGCGGTACGCAAGAAACTGCACAATATCGATGCAGCGATGCGCCATCCACAGGCTAGACAGGTGACCAGGGCGCTGTTCTCGGAGTACCGGGCACAGCGACTGCATGCTGGCCGGCAGCCAAAGACCGTCAACCGTGATCAAGAGATGCTGGGCGGGGTGTTCTCGGTACTCATCGATCTTGGTCATTACCATCATGAGCATCCGCTCAAGGAGATGAAGAAGGTCAAGCTGGTTGAACGGTCGATGGGTTACCTCACTCAGGATGAAATCAGTGAAGTCCTTGCCGCACTATCTGGTGACAACTTGAAAGTGGTCAAGCTCTGCCTGGCAACTGGGTCTCGATGGAGTGAAGCTGCGAATTTACGCCGCGAAGATGTACTGGCTGGGCGGGTGACTTACATCAACACCAAGAACGGCAAGAATCGCACCGTGCCGATCTCTGACGAACTATGTAAAGAAATAACGACCGGGGTTAACCGTGGCCCACTGTTCCGTGACCTGGACTATTACCTGGTGCGCGATGTGCTCAAGACTGTGGCGCCAGATTTACCAGCAGGGCAGGCGGTGCATGTCTTCCGTCATACTTTTGCATCACATTTTATGATGTCCGGCGGCAACATCCTCGCGCTGCAAAAAATCCTTGGCCATCACAATATCCATCAAACGATGACCTATGCCCACTTTGCACCGGACTACCTCAGCGATGCGGTGCGCTTCAATCCTCTGGAAAATCCACTGCCAGCAGCCTGATGATGTGTCCACAAATTGCCCCAACTGGTGTCGCACTACGTGTTTTTGCGTCCTAGTTGGTGGTATGTAAGTAATTGATGTGCATATAACTCATTGTTTTCATTGACCATAATAAGGCGGCTTCGGCCTCCTTTTTTATTGCCCATCCCTTGTATATCCTCAATCCATACGGACCATGAGGGATCTCCATGATGTGGTGTCAGGGTTGGCGAAGGATCGGGTTGTACGGCTGGCTGCTGGCCTTCCTGTTTGGTGCTGGTTCGGCCGTAGCAGCGGACGAGCCGCCGACTCTGACGCTGCTGACCGAGCTGTGGCCCCCTTATGTGATGCGTGGTGACAATGGCGAGCTGGCTGGCGCCGATCTCGATCTGGCCTGTACCGTGTTGCACCAGATGGGTTATCGCACTGAAATCAGGGTGCTGCCCTGGAAGCGGGTTCTGCAGCAGGCCCGTCTCAGGCAGGGGGATGCGGTAGTCGACGTCTTCTTTGAACCTTCCCGCCAGCACTGGCTTCACTACCCCGAAGAGCCGCTCTCTTACAGCGGCGAAGTGCTCTTCTATCCGACGGTTCGTCCGGTGGATTTCAGGCAGCTCTCCGACCTCAAGGGTCTG